AGACAGTTCAGAGACTCCTTATAAAGTGGGGTCTTGTCTCTTGGGAGCAAAATATTAGACATGAGGTAATGGATCCCTATTCTTTATCTGAAACACACACCAACATACAAGCAAGGCTTTTTATCATAACCCTTAACAAGGATTGGATTGTCCCGATAAACGAGAAAGCATTAAAAGAAATTGCGCTCCATGAGGTTCTTGAGGTTTTATTGTCAAGACTTGAAAACATGGTAAGACCAGACATGGCAGAAGAGGCTAGAGAAGAGGTGCATGCAATTATACAAACAATAATCAATGTAATGGGGGACGTATGACAACTACAAGCACAGACAGAAGACAGGAAATAATCAGATATTGTGCAGTGCATGGCGTACCAAAAACCATTAAAAAATTTCCGGTGAATGAAGAAACTATCAGAAGATACAAAAGAGCAGAATTAATACTTGGCAACATAGATGCACCAGTTAAGAAAATACTCATATTTGATATCGAAACCGCACCAATGAAGGGTTATTTTTGGGGAACAAAAAAACAATATATTAACCCTCCACAGATATTAGAGGATTGGAGCATTTTATGTTGGGCTGCGAAATGGCTTGACGGGGATGAAATATTCACCGATGCAACCTGGTTGACTGGTAAAAAAGTAAGAGATGATAAAAAAATAAGTAAATCCCTTGCAAACATGCTTAGTGCTGCAGATATTGTTGTAGCTCATTATGGTGATGGTTTTGATATTAAGAGACTAAACACAAGGCTTTTGTTTCACAACCTAGCACAACCAACACCATATAAGTCTATAGATACCTGTAAGATCTCAAAAAGCATGTTTAGCGTAACATCAAATAGCCTTGATTTTTTAGGTGATTATTTAAAGGTTGGTTGTAAAGTTAAACATCAGGGATTCCAGATGTGGATTGATGTGTTGAACGGCTGTAAAAAAGCACAGCAGAAAATGTTGGAATATAATGTCGGTGATATTACATTATTAGAAGATGTATATTTAAAATTAAGACATTGGGACAAGAGACACCCAAACGTAAATGTACAGTTTGACAAAATACGATGTCCTGTATGTGGGTCGAGAAACTTAAGAGACATAGACGATGTATATACTCCCGTTGCTAAGTATTCAGCCAAGGTATGTAAAGATTGTGGAAAATACAGCCGTACAGCACAGCATAAAAAAACTAAAGAAGAAATGGGAAGAACACAAAGAAATGTAGTTTAAGGAGGTTAATATGTATAAGGTTGGAGATTATGAGTGGAGACAAGTATCAATGTGGGATTTTACGCCCAGCAACTGTATTGAATCTTATGTGAGGATGGGTAAACATGTTTTTCATCATTATTTAATTATTGTTACTCATATAGTTTCTGATAAGCACAGAAAAACTGCAACCGTTTTAGATATTGAAAACATACCAAACAATATTTTTAAAGGTGATGTTTTTATTAAAAGAAACGACAAAAGAACTAGATATTTTTATAAACAAAAAGAAGTAGAAAACTCAACAATAGAACAAATAGACAAAGTAATTGACTTATTCTTCACAGAATATGAAAAAGGTAATGTAAACAAATGCCTTTATGATTTAGCGGTTAAATTAATGGAAGAACTAAAAATAGAAAGAGGTGAGTGATGGCTATAATTAAAGTAGAATTTGAAACAAAGATACCGGACTTTAACGCTTCAGACCAAGAAATAATTGATTGGGTTAGACTTGAATTACACGCCAATGGTCAACTTTCAATGGACAACCCGTTTTCTGATATTGATTTAGAGGCTAATTTCTCATCTGTAAAAATAAAAAGAGGTGAACAATGAAACATTGTAACGCAAAAAATGGATGTATACACGAAAATGACGAAAACACAACATATTGTGAAGGTATCAATTGTACTGCACTAATCCTTGGACATGAGTTTAGTGAATTAAAAACCGCACCCAGCAAGAACCCCGCAAGAACACCGCAAGACATACAGCCAAATGATGGTGGATCAACACCGTCACAGTATGGCATACCAGAAGATGCTAAAGACCTACAAGACTTAATAGAAGTCCGAAATATGAATTTTGCTATAGGTAATATTTTTAAAGCATGTTATCGGCTTGGTTTAAAGAATGCAAAAATATATGATCTTAATAAAATCAAGTGGTTTATTGACAGAGAAATAGAAAGGACAACAAAATGAAAAGAGTTTATGTGGCCGGCCCTTATAGCGCGGATAATGTTTTAGAAGTTTTACAGAATATTGGAAGGGGAGAGGCTGTGGCTTTAGAAGTTTTTAAAGCTGGTTTTGCTCCTTTTACACCTTGGCATGATAAGACTTTTTGCATAAGTGCTTATGATGTAGATTTTAGTGTAGAGCAATTTTACAACTATTCTATAGCTTGGTTAGAAGTTTCTGACGCTGTTTTATTAGTAGAGGGTTGGGAAACTTCAAAGGGTACACTTGCAGAGATAGAAATAGCTAAAAATAATGATATCCCCGTGTTTTTTAATCTTAATGATCTTGTTAGCTTTTTTAAACAAAGTGCTTGACATTGAAGGATAGGTATGAAAATTTTGTATATAAAGTTAATTCCGTTAGGGGGAATGTCAAATGAATAATCAAATAGGCAGGTTTTGTAAGAGCTTTTTATCGTACCCTAACGACGATTTAAGGCTCTTACTTTATCTGTCTTTTTACGTTTATTGAGGTTAAGTAATGGCAACAAAGAGGATGGTTTCAAGTTCATTACCAAACAGTAAAAAAATGAGAAAATTAAAAGACGATACCACGAGACTTCTTTTTTATGTTTTGTGTGTAAGGTGTGATGATGACGGTAAAATGGATGCTGACCCAGAAGATTTAAGGGCTGATTATTTTGGTGGTAGAGATAAAATTAAGATACAAAATGTTGACTATATGTTAACAGACCTAGCCATGAATGACTTGATTGTTTACTATGAAGATAAAAACACAAGTGTTAAAATGTTGTCAATTCCTAAGTGGAAAAAGTACAACAAAATATCAAAAGATAGATATCAACCGTCTGAAATACCTTGTTATTCTAAAGATAACCACAACTTGTTGCCAGAATGTTTACAAAATGTTAACAAAATGTCGCATAGTATAGAAGAGAATAGAGTAGTTAAGAGTAGTATAGAAGAGAAGAGTAAACCTTCTTTGTCTCAAACAAGTTTGACACTTAGTAAGAAATTTCTTAACTGTATTTTAGAAGAAAATGAAAAATCTAAATTTAGTCATATGGATTGTTTAAGCCTTGATAAGCAAGAACTAAAGTGGGCTGAAGATATAGACAAAATGATTCGTATTGATAAACGTACTGAAAACGACATAGAAAAGGTTATTGTTTTTGCAACGTCTGATTCATTCTGGAAAGGTAATATCTTGTCGGCAAGTAAGTTAAGAAAGCAATTTGATCAGTTATATGTAAAGATGCAAACACCAAAAAAAGAAAGTGAGTATGTATGATATCACAACAAAAATTTGAAGATGAATTCAGCAAAATGATTAATCTTTGTGGCTTGATAGTAAAAAGAGAAGCTATAAGCATGTATTACGACAAATTAAAATATGACAATGAACTTGCCGTATTTAAGGGAATGGAACATGTCATAGAAGATCCGCCAAATAAACTTACCTTGTCAGCGTTAAAATCTCATATAAGCCAAACTAAGATAGGAGAGACCACTAAAAAGTGGAATGGTAAGCTATGTGATGCTGAAGGATGTGAAATGGGCTGTGTATCTGTTGTACGCAACGGCATGAGTTTTGTGTTTAGATGTAATAAATGCAGATCTTATAATGTTAAATCTTATCCATATAACACACCGGAAAACATCTTTGCACTTGAAAACAGGTTAAAAGAGATTAAAAAAGGTGTTGATGGTGGAAATTCAATATTTGTTAATAGAGAGAGCAGAATAAACTAATGATTTATGCCGGTAAAAAATACAAGGTTTCAAGAAAAGATAAAGGTGAATTTATCGGAAGAATTGTATACGTTGGAATTAAGGTTATTTTTGTTGAGGTTGTGGGTGGCTTTCTTAGTGGAAAAATGTTGGTGGGGGATCATGTAAGAATAACGTTAATGGCTACAAAATTCAAACTAATTGAGGACTAAACTAATGACAATACCATTAAAAAAAGAACCAAACTGGATGGCTAAAGAATTTGGTGTGGTTGAAAGATGTGTGTTTTGTGGAAATCATACAAAAATGTGGCATATAAAAACAAGTAACCCCGTGTGTAAAATTTGTGCAAAAAAACATAAAGTTTGTGAATTGATAGATATTGAGGACTAAACTAATGAAAAACAAATTCAACGCTATAAAGACAACAGTTGACGGCATAACATTTCATAGTGGTAAAGAAGCTAAAAGATATGTTATTCTTAAACAGACAGAGAAAAATGGTGTGATATCTAAACTAGAATTGCAGCCAAAGTTTATACTTCAGGATAAATTCACTAAAAAAGGTAAAAAATATCATGCTATAACATACAAGGCAGATTTTAGATATATGTTTGACGGTAGAGAAGTTATTGAGGATGTAAAGGGATTCATGACCGAAACATTTAAGTTAAAAAGAAAGTTATTTGAATATAAATACCCAGAATTAACATTATTAATAACATAGGAGGGAGAGAAATGAAACATTCAGATTTTAAAGATGGTACAGCCCATGAGCTTATACCTATTGATGTTCCTGCTGGGTATTCTTTTGCAGGAGAAACTACTAATGGCAACGGTAAAGTAGGCGCATTATTTTTAAAAGATGGTATAGCCTGGCATATATGGTGTAAATACACCAAATGTAAAGAATATACTTTTACTTGCTCTGAGTGTGGGGGTAGTGGTGAAATAAAACATCCACACCAATTTTTAATGTGTAGTAAAAAACAGCAATTTATAAAATGCCCTTCCTGCAAAGGTAAACCCACAATCAAAGCAGAACAAGAGACAAAAGTTGTTAATAATAACTTCTCAGTAACATGGAAAGAGGTGATGTAAGTGGTATTTAAAATACATTGGACGTTGAACAAAGTTGACGATTATGCGGTAGTTGAGGGTGACAGCATTAAAGAGATCCAAGAAAAAGCTAAGGTGATTGAAACTAGGAGAGGGTTAAATCCAATTGATAATAATATGTGGAGTGAAGAAATTAAATAACATGGAAAGAGGTGGTGTGATGAATGAGATACAAGAGATAATATATGATTTGCAAGGAGTTCTATGTAATCCAGATGGAGAACCCTGCATTGGTGGAAGTAACGCAGACAATGAAGTGATCTGCAATGTATTTAAAAAGTTAGAAGAACTATCAAACAAAGACACTGAGATACTTGATATGATTGATATGTATATCAAAAATTATAAAGGCATGAATATTGGGTTTCATAAAACGTCCAAAGAAATGTTGCTTGATAATGAACAAAGAGCTTACAACATAAGAGATTTAATAACCAAAGCAATAAAGGATGGATCATGAGCAAAATAAGACCAGTCGAGGTTAAAATTAATATCAGCCGTGTAAGTGCTAGATCAGGTGGAAGTATTGGTGCAAGTTTTTCAACTCCAATGCTTGAAAAAGAAGAGCGAAATGCTATGCTTGACCTACATGATGTGGATTGTAAGGCTTTTTTTGTTCCACTTAACTCTGATGAAAACATTGAAATTATAAAGATTGACTCTGATTTACATAAGAAAACACAATCTGAAAGAATAAGGGGATGTCTTTATAGATTATGGGAACAAGACAAAAAACCTTGTGAATGGGAAACATATTATAAGAATAAAACTGAAATGATAATCGAGTGGATTAAGGGTAAACTTAATTAATCCCAGATCCGGAAAGGGTGGAATGATGCAGTTAATTTTAGGTGATTGTTTAGAAGAAATGCAGAACATACCTGATAAGTCTGTTGATTTAGTATTGACAGATCCCCCTTATGGTATAGATATTGGGAACCAAAGTCAAGGCAAGGGCGGTGGTGTGGCTAGAAAAATAGATTATGGCGTGAATGATTGGGATAAAGCAACACCCACACAAGAAGTTTTTAATGAAATGTTTAGAATATCAAAGAATCAAATCATATTTGGTGGCAACTATTTTATTGAGTTTCTGCATAATTCACCTTGTTGGATAGTTTGGAATAAAGACAACGGCGAAAGTGACTTTGCTGATTGTGAACTTGCTTGGACATCTTTTGAATCTGCTGTTAGAATTGTAAAATATCGGTGGGCTGGTATGCTGCAGCAAGCTGGTGTTAAAAAAGAAAAAAGGGTGCATCCTACACAAAAACCAGTAGGCGTTATGGAATGGATATTAACAAACTATTCAAAAGAAAATGAAACAATACTTGATTGCTATATGGGGTCTGGGCCTGTTGGTATAGCCTGCAAGAAACTTAACCGCAATTTTATAGGTATAGATGACAATTTAAAACATTTTAACACGGCACAAGACAGAATTAGCCAACCAGTAGAAAGACCGTTGTTTTGATATATCCAGCACCAAAGACAAAGCCTATCCGCCTAAAAGGTAAGGCATATACTAAATTCCGCAAACTAGTATTTGAACGTGAAGACGGTAAATGTCAAGAATGCGGTCAATGGTGGCCCCTGAATGGTTTTAACACGCTAGAACACGGTCACGTAGCACATATAATTAATCATAGTCAGGGAGGATCTGACACAATGGATAATGTTAAATGGAAATGTCCTACCTGTCACTTAAAAAAAGAACATGGACAATAAAGGTTGATTAATCTTGACAAATAAGCTATAATGTATTAAAGGAGAAGATATGATTGCAATAATTAATGTTGGTGAATTAAAAAGAAAAGATTGTGTGGGTATTTTTGAGTATAATGTACAAATAAATAATGAATTAATATGCACATTTACACATAAAAGATCAGACGGTCTCGCTGTTTGTTTAGAAAAAGCAAGTAAAGAGGTAACAAAACAAAAGTTTTTAGATGAAGCCCTGTTTTTATTAAAGGATAAGATATGAGAGAGATAAAGTTTAGGATGTGGAGTCCTAAATCTGAAAAATATTTTTATGGCACAGAGCCATTATATTGTTTGATAAGCCAGACAAGTTTTAACTCAAAAGAAGAAATATTGGGGGATATACCGTTTGATTTTATTGCCGAGGGCTTTGTGTTTGAGCAATACACCGGGCTTAAAGACAAGAACGGAAAAGAGATATATGACGGGGATAAGATTAAATACTGGCACGAAGAAAAGTTTTTTAAAGTTGAAGTTGAGGGACACATTGAGTGGGATGAAATCGAAGTAGCTTTTTTAATTGTTTATTATTCGGGCAGCATTTTGATAAGTAGCCTAGATGTAACATACTGCATGTTTGAAGTAATAGGAAATATACATGAGGTAACAAATGAAACACCTAAATAAATGCAGAGAGTGTATTGCAATTAGATTAATGCCGGAGTATAAGAAGCCAAAAGTTTGTCCTCTTTGTGGTTTAATCTATGGAAATATCATTATAAATACAAAATTAGAATCAGTAGTAATAAATTTCCCCAATGATGGTAATGCATATATTGTAAAAACAGGAGATACAAAACCCAAATTTTGGAAATGTAAATAATGCCAATATACGAATACTACTGTCCTGAATGCAATTACGAGAAATCAGATATGACTTTCTACGATGCAATTATAATCTGTCCTTTTTGTAGCGTGGAAATGAAAAAGAAAGTAAGCCTGAGTAATTTTAAGATGGAGGAATGGAATGTCTAAAGATCATAAAATAAACCCTTTTAAGTTTGGTAAATCAGAAAAAAACTTAACTTATGTTTGTTTAGTAGAAGATGATAAAGTAATTGAATGTTTAGTGACCGATGAATATATATTTTTTAATGGTTAAGTAATGAAACTTAAAAGTAAAACACATCAAATATTCTTGTATTTTTATCTATGTTATGGTATGTTTGTTGGACTTATTCTTTTATTATTAGGTCTATTTGCACTGTGTAATTGTGGTGGCATAGTTGAGGTTCTGTTTGATATATATCTTTGTTTTGTTGGTGTTTTTATTGCAAAAGAAATAATAAAAAGCTATTCACGTTATAGTAAGTGGAATCATATATAAAATTTATAAGAGAGGGTTTAATAAATTGGAACTAAGCAGGAGATCCTTTATAAAGGCAACATGTGCAGGTCTTGGGGCTTTGATAATACCCCTTGATATTATTCCATCTCCAAGGCCATTTTTAATGGTTGGTGATAAAATAACAATTGGTGATTGTAACAAGGTATTTACTGTTACAGAAATTTATGATGGAAGGGCGGAGTTAAAAAGAGAATGAAACGAACATGTAAAGACTGTCACTACTATTATGACAATGAAGCGTGTAGAAGATATCCAGCTACAGAATATTGTAAGGAGCCAACTGACTGGTGCGGTGAGTTTAAACCAAACACAAAGTTACTACTTGAAAGCATGAAATTATATGAGAATACCATGAATATGCTTAACCTAACAGCGGAGAATACCAATGAAACTAACAGCTAAACAGCAAACAGCAAAGAAAACTAAAGAGGAAACTCAATTTTCTTCTACTAATCAGCCAGAGAATGGTAGCCAACATTTAAAGTTTGAAACAGAGAGAGAGTTACAAGACAAAATAAGTGAATATTTTGAGTCATGCAACACAAGGGTAATTAAGGTATATGATAAGAAAAAACAAGAGGTTGTGGAGATTGTTAGCCAGATACCATATACAGTAGAGGGATTGTGCGACACACTAGATATAGACAGAAGAACACTATTAAACTATTCTCTTATTGACCGCTACTTTCACACTATAAGAAAAGCAAAGATAAAAATACATAGAAACAAGATGGAAAGAGGACTAGAAGGCTTGAGTAATCCATCGGTTACAATGTTTGATGTTAAGAATAATCACGACTACAAAGATAAAACAGAGGTTGAGTCTACGGGTAAAGACGGTGGCCCTATCCAATATTCAGACATGACAACTGAAGAAATCGACCAGAGATTAAAGGAACTTAGAGATAAGGAGGATGAAGATGTTTGAAATAGTTGTAATAATTCTGTTACTTCTCATTGCTTTTAATACAGGATGTTAGAAATAATAAACTAAAGGAAAATCAAACCTTAAATGCCAATGCTCCACGGGTGGGTGAATAATGGAATGGTACACAGTTGTAATAATATTTTTGCCTGTTTGGGTGAGTATATTGTTTATGTTGCTAGATGGGATAAGTGACTGATGGGTGGTGACAAGATAATATTAGTTGATGATATAGAAGGATCATGTTTAATTGTTGGGTGTTATCATGACAGAAACCTATTTTTTACAGATAAGATATACAATCATAAATATTTAGAAGGTTTTATGAAGCTTTTAGATATATCACCAGAAGAATTCTTTGAGAAACTTGACAATAAATGAATAAAAAAGAAAAACTAGAAGAGATTGCATTGCTTGAGGCAAAGGAGATACAAAGGAAACAGAATCTTTGTCTTTACTGGTTTAATAAGTTCTATGATTGGCAGCTTGAATTTTGTGCCTCTACACTGTTAAAGTTTGAATCATGCCTAATGGCCGCCAATCAAATAGGTAAAACTTTAGTGGGTACAGTTATTGATGCTTTTCATTTAATGGGTAACTATCCTGACAATTGGCCTGGTCATAGATTTAAACATGCTCCCCTCGTGTGGTGTCTGGGTGTATCAACTGAAAAGACTAGAGATTTACTTCAGACCGCATTGTTTGGTAAGTATGACAAGCTAAATGGTTTTAAGGGTGGATTGATACCAAAAGACTTAATTGTTGATTGGGAGTCTATCTCTGGCGTGTCTAATGCTATGCGTACAGTAAGGGTTAGACATAAGTCTGGTGGTATATCGAGAGTTCAATTCTGGTCATATTCTCAAGGGCAAGATGTATTAATGGGTGATAAGGTAGATCATTGCCATATAGATGAAGATCCTAAAGATCCTAAAATTAGACCACAGTTAGTAACAAGAACAATTAATGGTGATAAAGGCAGGGGTGGTAAAATAATATATACCTTTACACCTGAACATGGCCGGACGGACACGGTTATTAAGTTTATGTATGATCCCTCTCCCTCTCAATTCTTTCTGCAGAAGGGCTGGGTTGATGCCCCACACATGACCCAAGACAAACAAGACAGGCTAATGGAACAATACGATGCCAGCCAAATAGACATGAGATCAAAGGGTGATCCGCTACTTGGTGAAGGTCGTATCTTTGATGTATCTGATGACGTTATAGAGTGTGAACCAATAGAGATACCTGATTTCTGGAAGACCATTGTTTGTTGTGACTTCGGTGGTATGGGAAGTGGTGCGCATCCACAGGCTTTCGTTAAACTTTCAATAGACCTTGACAATGATATAATATATGTAACTAATTCATGGAAAGCTGTTGGTGTTAGTGCCAATGATGCTTGGGGTGCTGTCAAGTCGTGGGTTGGTAATTACCCCGTTGCTTGGCCTCATGATGGATTACACATGGAAAAGGCCCGTGACGATTCTATCCAGCTTAAACAACACTATGTAAACGCTGGTTTTAATATGCTTTGGGAACATGCCACATGGCTTGAAGGTGGTATATCTGTTGAAGCTGGTATAATGCAGATAAACACAAGATCAAGACAGGGTAGATTTAGAGTATTCAAAGGACAACACGACCTAATGGATGAACGAAGACAATATCACAGGGTGAATGGTAAGATTATAAAGGTTCGTGATGACTTACTCGATGCAATAAGAGCTGGTATTATGATGCTGAGATATGCTATATATAACGGTGAAGGGAATGAAAAAGAACCAGATATAATGCCCAGACCAATTGAACCAATGGGAAGATAAGGGGTTGTAATTATTATCTTATATGCTATTATTAACGTATAAACTGAGGTGCTGCTTAAGCAGTCGGCTCAAGTGAGAGGTTAGCACAAGGAGGTTGATTGTGAAGTACATATTTATTGGTTCTTCGTGCTTTGTTTACACAATAAAAAGTATTGTAAAAGATCTAGCTATATTGCGTCTCTATAAAAATCCAGACGATTTTAGTAGAGGTATAAAACTGAAAGATGTTGAGATTGATGGTTGGAGTACCTATTTATCTTCAGCCATATAGTCAAGATTGTTTTTTTCTTTACTGTCTGGTCTTGTGCGTAGATGACTTTTTGCATTTTTAGGATGAACCGCAACGGCATCTATTTGGCCTTTTTCAGCCATCTCGATAGCTTTTTTTAAGGGAGTGAATGTTGTGTTGCCTTCTATTTTTACTTTAGTGATGTTACCTTTTGGATCTGCTTTTGCATCAATAATCTTTTTTTTAGGCATCGCATGTCTCCTTTTGTTTGAGGTTTAATTATGTATACAACAAATCACTTGTGCGGAACTGCTCAATTATCTACTCAGTTTAAACGTTAGGTTCAAATATGATAGAGATTATTGATTTTATATACGGCCATATTTGGATTGTTAATGTTGTAAGTGCAATAGCACTTGCAATTATGGCTATAATATTAGCCTTAGATGCTCGTGAATCTGCCTTAGATGCTAAAACGTTGGCCTCTAATGCTATAGAATTGGAACGCTTGGCCGTTTCATTGGCTTCTCGTGCTAAATTAATTGACTCTTTAGAATTAAGGTTATTTGATAATGAAGATTTATTGTCACACCATGTTTTTACTACTTGATAAAATTCATCGGATGGTTGTCCGTAGCTGCCGTCAGCCAGATAAGACAGTGTCTTTTCAAGACCGTTTTCCTCTAGGCATTAAGCTATTTCGTATGGGGACTTATCAAGTGTCATTATTATTTGTTATTATTTTATGTAGTGCTAACGTGTAAGTTCACTGGTGCCAAGCTTTGGCATCCATGTGTAACGCTTTGTTATGTGATTTTAAGGTTAAAATTATGCAAAAAGCAACATGGTCATATATAAGATCACTTAAACCGTATAATGATCCTGTCAAAGACTACCTTCATAGCGTTAAAGTGTTCTTTCGTATAAGAAGGATCAGCTTGAGACTTTTTTATCATTTCAAAATACTGGTCTTCAAAGACAAACTTAAAGGGTTCATCCTTAAATTCTTTGATCGCAAGTGCAACTAGGAAACATTCATGTACCATTGATGCTGCTATTAATTCAACATTTGTCATGTATTTGCTCCTTTGTGAGTTATTTAAGTTAATGTTCTTTGAAATGTAAATAGAAGAGGAAGGCGCCATATAACCATTCAAGGATGGTTGTATACAATCCCAAAAATGAAGGATTGCCGTTGTTGAATGTTAAAATTCTTTCGATAGGTGCCGTACTCCTATTAAAGTTCTTGTTGTGAAGAACACGAATTTTTGACCCAGCTTAGTACAGTGACTTTCTCTAACAAGCGCCTTCCTATCAGTATGTAAGTTATAAACTTACGCATGATTGGCCTCCTTTCCGTAGATAGGGTTTATCATTTACTGATAAGAAGGAGAAACGCCTCCCTCTTTTTATTTACATTTTATTTTTAAACATAACGTGTGAGGTCACCGTGTTGCCGAAGGCAATCAGGTGTAGCGATTTGTTAACTGGGGTTTTATTAAATATGATGGGCCGAGCCATAGACCCAGCCCACCATTTTTAAGTGAGTAGCATCCATAGATAAATCACAAGTTGTACAGCTTGCAATATTCTATCTATAGGAATTCTCACTGTCAGTTTAAGTTCAAACATAAGATTTTCCTTATAATTGAACGATTACTGACGCGCCAGCAACCGAGTTAATGGTTGTTGGGTGATAGTTACGGAAAAGAAATGCAAATGTACCCAATTTGATAAAGCAGTTGGTCTACTGCTCATTTGCAATTTTCTTTTTCTTGGCTATCATCAACAGGGTAGCTATCCCTGATGGGAAATTTCACTGGCCCCTGGCCAAGTACCTTTTACCGTGGGTAACGTAAAGACCAGTGTAGTTTCCAAGTTCTTTAGTTTTATTGTTACAGTTAACGTGTAAGTTCACTGGTGCCAAGCTTTATGGCATCCATGTGTAACGCTTTGTTAGATAATAGACTGTCATTAATTTGGCGGTCTTTTTTTATGTCCTCAATTTGTGATATGTTATAAAAACCTTCCATTTTGGAATAAAAAACTTGACAGTATCCCAAAAAGGAGTATAATGGTATAAGAAATACATTCAATATGGAGTTTCTTATGCCTTTGACCCACAAAGAAATCACGAAGAAACACGACAAAGCCTACCTATACCCCAAAGAAACAAGAGAGAAATCATCAGAAGATAGTTATTTTTACAACGTATCCCAATGGACTGATAAAATGAAAGATCGGTGTCAGCTTGGGTATCGTGGTGAGTTTGATCTTGTCAGTAAGTCCGTGAAGGGTGTTCAGGGTGATTTAACGTCTAATCCTGTACAGAATGACTTTGAACCCGTTGACGAAGATAGAGACGATGCAGCAGAGCTGTTAGATGGAATTTACAGAGCAGACAGTCACAACAATACATCAATCGAAGCCTTTAATAATGCTGAACAGGAAATGATTGTATGCGGATTCGGTGCGTGGGAGGTTTACACTAAATACGAGTCTGTTCGTGATGACAGTAAAAATCAAGTGGTAAGACGAAGACCAATTTACGAAGCAAACAATAATCTATTCTTTGATCCAAGCGCAAGACTTCTTGATAAATCAGACGCTTTTTACTCCTCGCATTTAACAGGATACACAGAAGACGGGTTTATATCGGTCTATAAAGAGTTAACAGATGAGGATCTAACAGATGAAGAGATAAAGGCCCTTAATGTTTCATCTTTTGCATATCCTGAACAGTCTTTTAATTGGGTAACCTCAGACAAGACGTTCTATCTTTCTACTTTCTATCATAAAGAATTAGTAAAGACCAAAATTCTCAACATGATAAACCCTGTTGGCGAAGAAACTACCATGTTTGAGTCTGATCTTAAAGACGTTATGGATGACATGATTGACGAAGGATGGATAATAGAAGGTGATAAAACCATTAATCGTTGGGAAGTCAGAAAGTATATTGTATCCGGGAGAGAGATATTAAATGGTGAGATTGGTAAAGATGGCGAACGTGAAGGCGTTATAATAGCCGGTGAACACATTCCAGTAGTTCCAATATATGGAGAACATGCAATTGTTGGTGGTGAAGAAACTTGGAAAGGTGTAGTCAGAAGTAAAATAGATGGGCAGATTCTTCGTAATTTCAATTTTTCTTATATGGCTGATATTGTAAGCAGATCACCAAGAGCAAAACCCGTACTTACAAAAGAACAGATTAAGGGTTATGAACATATGTATAATGTGAGCGGTGTTGATAATAATTACCCTTATGTTTTGATGAATAGCAAGGGCGCAGATGGTAGACCTCTATTACAAGGCCCAATTGCACAAATGCCAGATTCTCCCCTCCCACCAGCATTAGCAGCAAGTATTGACCTATCACGGCAAGCGGTGGAAGAGGGGGCGAATCCTGGTACAACACAAGACATCGCAGATGTTGACCTATCAACTAAATCTATTCTAGCACTTCAGGCAAGACTTGACCTACAGAGCGTGACATATCAGGAACACCGGAAACATGGGAAACGCAGAGATGGTGAAATCTGCGCTTCAATGTATGCTGAGACATATGACGTACCTCGTCAAGCTAATATTGAACTGAAAAATGGAACACGTAAAAAAGTCAAGATGATGGATCAGATTATCGATGCTGAGTCAGGGGAGCTTGTAACATTAAACGATATTTACAACCTAGAATTCAAAGTATATTCATCAATTTCAGCAAGTTATTCTACACAGAAAGACCAGACACTTGACCGGATAGAGAAGTTAATGGCTGGTATTAACCCAGCAGATCCAAAATATGACATGCTTTTACTTCAGTATATGTCTTTGATGGACGGTGTAGATTTTGATGATACTAGAGACTGGGTCAGAAACGAACAGTTGGTGAAGGGATATCGAAAACCTGAAGATGAAGAAGAAGAAGCCAAACTTGAAGAGGCTCAGAACCAACAGAAAGAACCTTCAGCGGAAATGCTTATGGGTCTGGGTGAGAAAATGAAGGGTGAAGCCGCACTATTGGAGCAGAAACGCAAGGGCGTTGAAATGCAGTTAGAGTTCCAGAACAAAGACACAGCAAATAAGGTCGATAGTTTTGAGGCACAGACTAAACGAATGGAAGCACAGATTAAAGCATTTTTAGCAGATGCAAAGATACAAATGGACAATATGAATACGTTCAGTAAGGACATGGAAACCAGAACTAAAATGAGTGAATTTGTTGAGCCCATTACTGGAATGTCAGATGAAGCAATCAAGGCTGAACTATACGGACAAGCATAAAGGACAGACAATGCCAAAGAAGAAAAAGAATCCACCCTTAAAGAAACCAAAGAAGAAATATCTGGGAGATGTCCCAAATATGGCTAAGAAGAAGAGTAAGCGTAAGACAGCCTAGCACTGTAAAGCTAGATAACTGAGGCGAACAGGTAAACGCAAGCTACTGTGAGGCATATCACAGACTACCTAACATCAAGGGGAACAATGATGAAAGCAGAAGCAAAAGAGATAGAGGAAGAAGTTATTAAGGATGAGATTGTAGAGCCTGACGGCGATGGTGATTTAACAACTGAAGAACCTGAACTGGAGGAAGACGGTAATGCAATCGAAGAGGACAGGCCAGCATTTTTAGATGAAGTTGACGATACTGTTGAACCGAAAGAACCTGAGACAGTGCCTCTTTCTACTTATCTTAAACTAAAGGGAAAGAATAAGGAACAGCGCACAGATCAAGACGCTGAGAATGAACGGCTTAGAGTTGAGAACGAAAGACTCAAAAGTTCAGCACCTTCTAATGCGCCAGCCTTAAAACTACCCAACGAAAATGACTTTGACAGCGATGAAGATTACAATGTTGCCAGAAATGAGTATGAGGTGCAAAACAGACAGCTCATTATAGACACAATAAGGCAAGATAACACTCAAAACCAACAGCAAAACAGATTAAGAGAGGCACAGGAAATATCTGTTAACGATCACAATTTGAGGGCTGAAGCGTTTGTTAAACAACAGAAGATTAAACCTGAAGTTTATATTAATGCTGATAGCAAAATAAGACAGGCTATAGAAACTGTTATGCCTAACGAAAGTGGTCATGTTTTTAATACTTTAATTCATCGTATGGGTTCAGATTCAGAAAAAGTTATCCTTTATCTTGGCAACAACAAAGAAAGATTAGACAAGTTCACAGCGTCACTTAGAAACGATACATCTGGGATAGAAGCCGGGATACTTGTTGGAGGAATGAAAGAGAAAGTTAAAAAAACAACTAAACGAACCAGTAACGCCCCCGCCCCTGCTGATAGTATAAGTGGTGGTGATTCTACTTCGGCCAGTTCTAATGCCCTTAAAAGAGCATATGATAAAGCAAAAGGACAAGAAGCGTTCACCATAAAGCAAAAGGCGAGGCAGGCTGGTACAAATACAGAGGAATGGTGAGATAAATGGCAGTTACAACAGCAAAAATAGTAGAAAATATGCTCGGTCAGTTTATAGAGACAACCGATGCACAAGATAGCATGTTAGATTTAGTAAAATTGGACAAACCTGATGCAAAGAAAATGCAGAATGCCAGTAACTTTTATTGGGCAAATGTACAGCAACGTAGACCTACCATTGATGGTTGGGATATGTCCGGTGAGGCTGGTGGAATAATTCAGGAAACTTATCCGAAACTTCTCGGAACTCCGTCAAATGATGTTATCACGGTTCGCATTGATGATGCCCGTGATGATTCATATCTTAAGGAAGCCGTTAAAGAGGGTGCAGTCCAGCAGAACACTAAACTGAACACAGCCCTTGCAAGTGCTATTTCTGTTCAGGGTAGTATGTTTGTTAGAGATGATTCAACAAATGCTTTTGATTTTCTTGGCGAATGTCAGGCTATGATGGATGAGAGACAGGGGAAGGTTACTGAGAGAACTGCGATTCTTAATACTCGTAACAGCTTGACTTTTGCCTCTGATCTTGGTGCCCGTCAGAATATTGTGGGTAGACCAGAAGATGCTTGGAAATCAGGAGTTGTTGCAAATGACGTATGTGGTTTCAAGAATGTATTGACTGGATCGTTTTTACCGTCAATGGTTGGTGATGCTGATGCTTCAAGGGTAGTTGGTGCAACCGCACCTTCTTACGCTCCAAGAGGTGGTACGGTAAACGCTACAACTGGTGTATGTACTAATTATGATTATCGTAAAGCAGTTTTAACAACCGTTTCCAATGCTGGTTTTATTGTTGGTGACAAAATCACAATAGCCAATGTTTATTCTGTTGGCCTGAGCGATAAGCAGAGTTCTGGTGAGTTGATGACATTTACGGTTCTGGATGTTGACTCAGGTGGAACCGATATGACAATATCTCCACGACCGATTGCACCCGCATCATCTGATACTTCTTTGACTACAGTTGAAGGCGCATACAGTAATGTTGATTCTCAGATCGCAGCCGGCGCGGCAATCACTCGTCTTAATATCGACACAGCCGATCCTAAAGTTAATCTGTTCTTTGACAAATCAGCAATAGAAGTTATGGGCGGAATAATTCCAGCAGACAAGTTTAAAACGTTTGGTGGTAATGATTGTATCCATGGCACACTGAAAAATGGTCTTGAGGCTTATATGCTTTACACCAGCGACATTCTGGCTGCTACTCTGACTTACAGATTGTTTGTATGGTACGGAATAACAGTATGTAACCCATCTAATTGTGGATCATCAGTTAAATACTAATCCTTGTGGGGGCTTCGGCCCCCGCTTGAACAAAGGGGAATAAAATGAAAGCAGGATTTTTAGAATTTAGACACCATGTAAAAACAACCGACTATCCTTCGGGTGCAGCATTGACTCAGGTTTTAGCCGTTACAACTGCAACCGTATTACTTACACATCCACTCGTTTTACTTGATTCTTCAGCTGGTGCAGTAACTACTTTAACACTTCCAAATGGTGAAGAAGGACAGGTTTTAGTTCTTCAGTCAATAGACGCAGCCGACATGACATTGACACCCACAACCGCTACTGGTTGGGCAACTTGTGTTCTTATTGATATCGGAGATTCAGTGTCTTTACTGTATGTTGATGATACCGTTGGCTGGATTATCCTTGGAACTGCTGGTGTTTCAGCACCTCCAGTTATCTCAGTATAGAAAGGGAATTATATGAAGACAACAGGTATAGAATTTTTACACCACACTTTAACAACAACTTACACAAATACCTTAATTAAAGTCGTGGCGGCAACAGCAACAGATGGATTGACAATACCCATTACGCATCCAATGGTCACAAAAACAAACGCTGGGGCAGAAGCTAATAGCGTAGCAAACGGTGTTCCTGGTCAGATTCTGAATATATACATGACAACAGCAGTGGGGGCTTCTTCAATTACTCCTGCCACAATGACCGGATTCGCAACAATCGTACTTGATACGGCTGGTGACCAGTGTACTTTGTATTATGTTGACGATACCGTTGGTTGGATAATTCTTGGATTGACAGGTGTAACGGGTCAGCCAGTTATAACAGTATAATAAGGAGAAACAAAATGACAAAGAAATGCACAACCGTAAATAGCACAGATGGTGCAATTGCGACAACCAAAGCACTGGCTGAATCCAATCTATCTACAGGTTCAAGTCATACCAGTTCAATAAGCAGCATAACTACTCTGGTAAATGACATAAGATCACAACTTAAGGGTGATGGTACTATATCCCTTCCAGCCCTTGCAATTGGTGATGGTTCTAAACTTGCTGTTGCTACAGCTGCTTGTGATTATCAGGTTGATGGTATTAGATATACCTTGGCGGGAGATACAACAGGTGTAGCACTTGGAACAACTGTTATTGCACAGAATACATTCGGTGCGGTAGCTTTAGATGTTCCTATCTCTGGTGGAACAGTAGTCTCCACAGAAGCTCCGGCAAATGTAACGGGTTATGGTTCAGCTGTTCTTGCTGCTGCCGCCCTACCAGCTGTCGCTGCTGCACATTGTAGGTTAGGTTATGTAACCGTTAGTAATTCAGCGGCTGCCTTTACGCTTAACACAACCGCCCTTGATGCGGCAAATACAACAGTTGCCTACACTGATGCTGACACGGTTTATAACGCTATTGGTGCAGCGATATCTTAATAATGGTTGGGGTGTAAAATCCCCTTCTATTTAACTTTAAACAAGGAGAAATAATGTCTGTATATATGTACAAAGAGATCAATGGTAAAATTGATAAGCACACAGTAAGACCCGTAGAATATCAAGATCATCTTGCGGAAGGTTGGACTGTTGATAAACCCAAAATAAAACCAGTTGAGGAAGTAATTGTTGAACCCGAAAAGGTTGATTTTAAAGTAAATTGTGACCCTATTGTTGGTGATATTGTAGTAGAACCCAGCCCAATTTTAAAGATTAAAAAAACTGCACCAATTAAGAAGAAGAAAACCATTAAGGGTTAATTATGACATTAAAAATTGATTTCATTAATTCTGCCTATAGTATGGGTCAAGTATCTGGTATTACAAGAAACCCCACACCATCAGAGATAACAACTGCCCTGAATCGCCTTGAAAGTATGGCTGCTGAGTGGTCTGAAGCTAATATTTGCACAGGTTACACCTTCGAAGAAAACCCAGACTCAAATACTCCACATAATGTACCTCGTAAATATTGGACAGCATTTGAATCTAGTTTAATGCTTCGCCTTCTTGCTGATTACGGAAAAGAACCCACAGCTTCACTGGTATTAATAGCGAGTTCATCTTTTGATAGCCTACTTGCAAGCACTGACAACACACAACAGGTTCAATATCCTTCAAGAATGCCTCGTGGAAGTGGAAATAGATGTATTGGATATTGTGATTTATTTTATTCTACTGCCGATATAGCCCCAAATGAATGCGCTACTGTTAAAATGGTGGTTGGTGATGTTGATGACTTCTATTTTGATTTTACATCTTATCTTAACGAAGGTGAAGACGTTGATAGTGCCGTTATCACATCGGATTCAGGCTTGACTATCTCATCTGAAACAGTGACTACACCTAGAGTGACTTACACAGTAACGGCAACAGGTGGGACAGATGATAATAAGACTCTGAACGAAGTTAAAATAGTAATGACCACAACTGATTCAAGAATATTAACAAGGGTTACAAACTTTGAATTAACGGAAATAGATATAACATAATGCCAATAACCACACTAAATCTAATAAAAGGTGACAAAACAAGCACCGACACAGATTACAGAGATGCTTTACCTGTTAATATGTACGGCGTTATCCGTGAGATCTTTGGTGCGCAGGGTTATATGCTTTGTTATCCGGGATTAACTAAATTTGGAACTGGTGACGGTGTTGATCGAGCTGGTAACTATAATGACCGCTTTGAGAAGCATTTCAGGGTATCTGGTACATCTTTAGTAGAAATAAGCACTGGTGGTGTCTCAACGACTTTGGGAGACGTGTCTGGTTCATATCAAGCCTCTATGCCGTATAGTTTTAATACCCAAGCTGTAATAACTGACGGAAAGATGTTTTTATATGATCCTACAAGCGGATTCAGACAAGTAACTGATGGTGATTTAGGTTCTCCGATAGATGGTGTTTGGGTTGATGGATATTATTTTCTAACTGATGGTGAATATATATACCATACAGATATAACAGATGAAGAAGCAATTGACCCGCTAAAGTTTGCAACTGCTGAATTTATGCCTGATCCATCTATAGCGGTTGCCAAGACACAAGATAATAAGGTTATTGTTTTTGGAAGATACTCTATTGAATATTTTATAAACGCAGCGAATGATAATTTCGCATTCTCAAGGGTTGCGACAAGAGCGCAAAAGATAGGCATCGTTGCTACTCATGCCAAATGTGAAGCAGGGGGCAATTTCTATATAACAGGTGGTAGAAAAGAAGGTTCTATTGGTGTTTATGTTTTAGGAATAGGATCAAGTGAAAAGGTAAGTTCAAGAGAAGTTGATAAAATCCTGTCTCAATATTCTGAACCCGAACTATTTAACATGAGGATGGAAAGCAGGATGGAAGACAATGTTGCTTTTGTTTTGGTTCACTTACCAAATGAAACGCTTTGTTTTAACGAAACAGTAGCAAAGACTTTCGGTGTTGATGTGGGTTGGTCAATATTAAAATCAGATGTTCGTGGTGATACTCCATACAGGGGGATTAACGGTATTTTTGAGGCTAGAACTGGTAGATGGATTTATGGTGATAAGCAAAGTTCTTATTTAGGTTATTTAGATAACACGGTATTTACGCACTATGAAGATATGGTTGAATGGATACTATTTACACCTCTAATAAACCTTGGTAATGCCTCTATAAGTAAAATTGAAATAGAAACAATACCGGGACATACAACGTCACTTGACGCAAAGATCGGGGTCTCTTTGACTTATAATGGTTTAACTTACGGTACTGAATATTTTGAAATGTATGGCGAACCGCTTGATTATGGGAAGAACTTTATTGTTCGGAGACTTGGTTTTATTGGTGGTTTTTTTGGTTGCAAACTAAGGGGTGCGACTATTGCAAGAATGGCACTTGGAACTATGAAGGTTACTCATGGCTGATACATATAGTAAATTAAGAGGGTTAGCACTTTCAGCAGTAGAATTGAAAGCCTTAACTAATTGGCCCGATGCTCTTATCGAGGATTACTTAAATATCCTTAATAGTCTATTAACTATATCTGAAGCTGTTGATGTTGTAATTGACAGGCTACTTGAAGAAACTGAAACTGGTTTTACAGATGGTTCAATTCCATTCGTATCGGGTGGTTTTTTAGTCGAAGATAACACCAATCTATTTTGGGATACAGTCACAGAGATTCTGAACGCTAAAGCTATTATCTTGTCAGATGCGACAGCGACAAGAATGCTGTCTACAAACGCCAGTAATGGTGTTGTGAGTGTTGCGGACTTATCAGCTTGGGTAGGCGGAACTGCTAATCAAGTATCTATCACAGACGATGGAGACGGCACAATAACGCTTTCAACTCCACAAGATACCCACACTGATGCTGATGTTGAATTCGATTCTGCCACATTAGATGATTTAACGGCTTCTTCGTTAGTCTCTTCAGATGCTACTAAAAAACTAGTAAGTATTGCGATTTTATCAGCTTGGATCGCAGGGACGGCAAATCAGATAACAGTAACAGATGATGGTGATGGTACAGTCACATTATCTACCCCACAAGATATAGACACTGGTGCAAATGTAACATTTTCAAGTATAAATTCAGCATATATACAACAGGTTGCAACGGGGAATATTAGCGTTGGTTCTTCGACTACTATGGACAGCTTAACTACTGGGAATATTAATACTGTTGTCGGTGCTGGTGGAACTGGAAGTGGTCTTACTGAAGGAAACGGGAACGTCTTGATGGGTTACAGCACTGGAAATGCTTTATCAACTGCTGATAATAATATAATAATCGGACGGAATGCAGGAACTCAACAAGAAACCACTGAAAATTCAGTAATGATAGGTTATGGGGTCGGACAATCTGCAACAGATACTCAACGTGCTACTTATGTCGGATATGGATCCGGGTCTATTATCCAGGGGAACGCAAATACCTTTATCGGATATGATTCAGGGTATGGACATTTTCCAGTTTCGGGAACGGCAGATGGAACAACTGCAAGTCATTTAATAGATTCAACTAATGCTTTTTTAACAAATGGTATTGTTAAGAGCAATATGGTTATCCAAAACACAACGGATGACACCGAGACTACCGTAGATTCTGTTGCAGATGGAGACTTAACCTTAAATGCTGATATATTTGTGTCGGGTGAAAACTATACTATTGTAACAGCTGGAGCGAATTATAATGTTGGTATAGGTAGAAAAACCCTCTATGAGATAACCGATGGAGCTTATAATTTAGCTGGTGGAAATGGTGCTGGCTTAGATTTAAGACACGGTTCAGATAATGTTTTATTGGGCGCAGATTCTGGCGCAGAGTTAACCGATGAATCCCATGATATATTTCTTGGTTATAGATCAGGTGCAAAACACGCACTTGGTAGCCGATTAATAATAGATTCTTATACAAGAGTAAGCCAAGCAGAAGAAATCACAAGTGCTATTTTATACGGTGTTATGTCCGCAACTACGGCTAATCAAACACTAGGAATAAATGCAGATACAACAATCACCGATGATCTTAATGTTGAAGGAAGTATATCTGTTGGAACAGATGCGCCATTGTTCGGGTTTTATGATGAAGGTGATATATTTGCAAACGGAAATATAAAGGCCATGAAAGGCTTATTTTCCGAATCCGCTAAATATGGTGCAGGGTTAGAAATATCAAACAACGCTTTAACTGCTACATATTCAAATGTACTTCATAACGATGCAACACTAACTGCATTGACACAAACTATCACGGATTCACACGCTTCTTTTACTGATTCTTTTATTGGGCAATTTATTAAGATTTTAGCATCAACTCCTGATTATACCGAGGCAACTGGCGAAATCGTGGCTGTACCAAGCGGAACGACCTTAATAGTAAGCATGGCTACTGCTGGCGGTGATGCTATTGTTGATGCAAACGCCATGACTTTTGTTGTATATCCACAACCGAATTTCTTTGTTGGTGATAATGGTGATATCCACGCGAGCGTAGGAATTGACAAAGACGCTTCATTTAAGATCAGCTCCCCACATGGGAAAAACGATCACTCTGTCCACGCTGTTGTAACCGCAGGGGTCGCAGGACATACAGGAATTGATTTAGAAATAGACGCTGGTATTTATGGCGGGGTTTCAGGATATGGGCTTAATTATGATGCAACTGGATTTGTTGAGGATACACCCGGTACTGGTATTAACATGGTTATTGATAATGCAGGAGCAACGGGTGGAGATTTACACGGCATAGATGTTGCTGTATCTGACACGGCTAATACAGATATGGAGACAGTTGCAGTTGGAACACACGCTGGTGTTGAGGTTATCCATCAACATTTAGGGGATACAGCAGCTATAACGAAGGCATATATAACAGATACTTCAGCGACCATAACCGCTACAACTATAGCCTTTAATGATGCCGGACCCGATACTATAACAGATAGTGGTAATGGTTTTGTAGCCGCTGGATTCGTAGCTGGACAGGTCATTGTGGTAACGGGTGATTCAGATAACAACGGAACTTATACCATAGCAACAGCCGCCGCCAATGTAATAACACTAGAAGCCGGAGATACCTTGTCGGACGAACTTGCAGGTGATTCTGTCACAATTACATCGACATTTAGAGATACTACAACTGCTTTCGGTTCTTCTGGAACAAATGTTGAAATGTTTTCCTCAGACAATGACTTTATTTTAATCGCTTCAACTGCGGTTTTTGATGAAATAAATTCATTACTTTCTATTGATTCTAGTACAACAATTAGACCAACCTTTTCATTCTCTGTTGCTGGCGGAACATGGACGGCCTTCACCCCGTCTGACGACAGTAGTGGTTTTCAGAATAGCGGTACTATTAGATTTGATAGTGATAATTACGCTACATGGGGACTCCAGACCATCAACGATGTTACAGGCGCAGTAGGCGCAACGGGGTATTATTGGATTAGGATAAAGAGGAGAAGAAATAATGTCGCTGTACCCCCGACTGAAAGCACTATTAAGATAACCAAGTTAGGATCTTTTCATTCATGGGATGAAGAGGGCAGACTTGGTATTAAGACTTTTAACCAGGCTACAGAACCAACGACTACTGATATCCCAGCTGGCAAGTTTTGTTTCTGGACAGACACAGACGATTCAAGTTTATGGATTTGTTATAATCATGGTGGAACTGTCAAAACAACGGAAATGACATGATAAAATTCTATGAATATAGCGGTGATTTAATGGGATTACCCACAAGCAAAGATCATATTAATTTTAGGTGGAATAACCCAGATTGTAAGGTACTGTTTTCAACGGCAAGACAGGGTAATGCAATTAGTTGCCATTTGGCAAGCGACAAAAAAGGTTTAAGAATGTTAATAATATCAATGCACGAATTTGCCCAGTTTTTATTTTCTACTTATGGGTGGTGCGAGATGTTATTTGCAAAGACTAATATTAATTCAATTAAAAAATTAAACGAGAAGTTCGGTTTTAGATCAATCGGCACAATAGGAGAGTGCGATATTTATATACTACCTAAACAGGTTTATTATTCTGATAATAATACAAAGAAGTTTATAAAGGGCGTTGCGTTGGTAGCTCTTAAAAAGAAGATAGAGGGAGATTTGTTATGGCAGAATCAGCAATAGGAGCAATAGGAGCAATAGGTGGTGGATTACTCGCTAAAAACTCAGCAGACAAGGCTAATAAGTCAGCCAAACACGCAGCCGAAAGACAAATGGCTTATGAACAACAGGCTATTGATTATTTAAAACAGCAAGAGGAAGTTCCAACTCAGTATAGGGAAGGGGCATTAAATCGACTTGGCAGTGTTTATGGAATTGAGAGTGTAACACCTGAAATAGATACAAATGAACTTATAGGGAGCTTAGGTTTTGATTGGGCCGGTTCAAACGCACTTCGGCTGAGTCCAGACTTTAATAACCTTCTACAAGATTTACAATCAGGAAAATATGATAAAGACACAAATATAAACGATCTAATTGACAAGATACAAGGACACGATAAATACACAACTGGTCAAGCTGGAGAAACTTGGAAACAAAATTTAAAAGGCTCACCAGAAATACAAACACTTTTAAGCGATTTACTTGCTGGTGAAAAGTATGGTGCTAAGGATTATGGCGGTCAACAAGGGTTAATCGACGATGCTAGAAACTCTCCGCTTTATGGTGCAATTATGGGCGGTCAAAAAGAAGGTGAAGAGGCAATAATGCGAAACGCCTCTATGACTGGTGGTTTAAGGTCTGGTAACGTTCAAGAAAATCTATATGATTACAATACACAATTATCTAATCAAGCATTATTACAGTCATACGATCAACAATTGCAAGGCTTGCAGGGGCTAGCTAATTTACCTTCTAATGCAAACGCAATAGCCTCACAATATGGTAATATGGGAGATTCTGCATATTCAGGAACGCTCATGAAGGGCCAGACAAGACAGGCTGGAACTGAGGGAATAATGAGTGGAATAATGGGTGGCGCTAAGATGGGTATGAGTTTATTTGGTTAATAATTTTTATAGGAGTAACACAATGAGATCTAATATACCTTTTATTCAACCAGCAGATATTGGCGGTGCTTTGTCTGGTTTTGCTGACACTTTAAATAAACGTTCAGACGCTCGAAGAGAACAGGTAGAGGAACAAAGAAAACAAGGGATAAGACAAGACCTATCGAGAGATTTAGAAGAAGAAAACTATGAGAACATATATAAGACAATGGCTGTTGAACCTTGGGCGGTGGATGAATTTAAGAAGGTTGACAAATTTAAAAATGATAAAACTAAAAAGGCCAGAGGTGATGCGCTTCTAAAAATTCTTATGGGTGGTGAAGCTACCCCGGCCATAGCTGAACTTGTGGGCGTAATCCATACAGAGGGTGGAACTGTTGAAGATACTGCTGTTGTTGGTAATAATGCTATGCAAGCAGATAAAGCTAAAGCCGCTGGCAATATCGAAGAAAAGGCAAAGTATGATAAAAAGGTAATGGATGCCGTAGAATTTGAATATTCAAAGATGTTTGGTGTAGATAAAATGTTGAAATTAAGAAAGGCGAGGTCTGGTGGTATTGGTGTAGACGGCAAAGAAAAAAAAGAATACTCTCCATCTCCTTTAAAAAAATCAATAAATGAGCGACAAGAATACATAGATGCTGGCATGTCAGAAGATGATCCGATAATGCAAGCGTATGACAAGGTTATAACCGGAGTTGACAAAAGCCCTTTAATATTTACACCAAAACAACTTGATCTCTTGGGTGTTCTTTATTCTAAAACGGGGAAAGTTCCATCATTGGGACGTGGGCAGGCAGCAACAAGGGCAAAACAAGAAGTTGTGGCGAGGGGCGCAGCATATCAATTAAGAGAAGAGGGTTTCGGAGAATATGTTGATAAGGGTATTGAATCAGGGATGAGTCCTGTTGACGCTGCCATGTCTATGCTTGGCGACATAACAGACACCAAGGCCATCCAAGGTTCATTGAATTTTCTTGATAAACAATTAAGTTCAATGGGTAGTTTTGTTACTAATTTAAATTCACAAGTTGATAAAGTCCATGAATTATCAAAGGATTTAAAAACATTTGACACTAGATTACTTAATATTCCATTAAGAAAATTAAGGGGAAGGCTAAGGGGTAGCCCCATTCAGGCTAAATATGACATGTATTTAACTGAAATTGAATCAGAAATAGGTAAACTTGCAACGGGTTCAACGGGTTCTGTTTCTGAATTGTCGGTAGGTGCACAAGAAAAATGGAGTTTTATACATGATAAAAACTTAAGTGTTCAGGGTATGATGGAATTACTTGAAGAAACTAAAAAGGCCGCAAATTTTAGAGTTGAAAGTGTACAGGGTCAACTTAATAAAACAAGGGCAAGAATGAGGTCTGAGAACAGGGATTTTAAACAAGAGAAAGCAACTTCCGACCCATTGGGGATTAGATAATGTTACCAGAAATTGAAAAATTCAGGTCTAAATATCCAGATTATAATGATCTTGATGATACTGCTCTTGCAACCATGTTGGGAGAGAAATACCCAGACAATTATGGTGATTTGGTTGGTAAGGTTAGACAGCAGTCTCAAGATAAATTTGCTGGCGATTTACCATCAAAAACACGTGAGCCGGGTTATGTTATAGATACAGAAAGAAAGCAACTATTACTTAATGAATTAAATAGACGTGAAAATATAAAATCAGACAAACCGGGTATGCTTGATTATTTAATGGAAATAATGAGTACCAACCCAACAGAGGCTATTTCTGGTATGCTTTCAGGCGAGTCAATGAAAGAGCAAACTAAACTTCATGATGCTATGCCAGTTAATGATGCTTTAATAGGCGGTGCTGATGCAGGGTTAACGGTGGGTAATATGCTATTAACTGAGGGTGTGGCTGGTATTGCTGGAACTGCCAAGGCTGTTACTTCGGGTGCAGATGAGGCTGGGAAGACAATTGAGGGTATTCGTGGAGCCTTAGAATATGAGCCTAAATCAGAGTCAGGGAAGAAGGTTCTTGATAGTGTTGGTAAAATGATGGAAAGACCCGTTGAGGTTATAGGTGGTGCAGTTAACAAAATAGCTGATACAGCATATGAGGTGGGTGGCCCTAAAGTTGGGCCTTATCTGGGTGCAGGTGTTAAGACTTTAGCTGTTGCAATCCCTGAGATGCTTCAACTTGGCGGTACTCTTTTTGCTAAAAAACTATTTTTAAGAAAGATATTAAATAAGGCAAAGGTTACTGATTTAATTGATAATGCCGGGATGCTCAAGAAAGAAATATCCGGTGCTACAAGGTCGGCTGGTATTCCAGATGAAGAAGTCCTGAAACTATTACCAAGAGAAGCCACAGAACAAACAGCAAGGGCTAAACTATTTGAAGAGTCTGGTGTTCGTGCTTCAAAGGGTGAAATATCAAGAGATTACAAACAGTTGTCTAAAGAACAGAGATTATTTGAGTCATCTGAGGATTCATCCGCAGAACCATTCAGACAGTTTAAACTTAAACAATCTGAAGATATTAAGAAAAAACTTGATGATTCTTTCGGGGTTGGTTTTTCTAAAGAGGAATCCGGGCAACTTGTTCAGGAAGCTCTTGAGGGTCGTAAAGATATGTTGTGGAGTGAGAAACAAGAGCTTTATGATTTGGCTGCAACTAATATAAAAGAAAAGGGTTATAAAGATGTTCCTATATTTATTGACGATATTAAAGAGACCTTGCCAGACGCAAAGAGACTAAGGGATTTAAACCGTTCCTCTGACGGCAAGGCCGGTGCTGTAATGGATACTTTGGCTGAATACGGTGTAATTGATGCCACTGAAGATATGATTAAAAGGGGTATAGAACCAGAGATATTGTCTATCGATAATTATTCATCTTTAGACCAAGCACTTAACAGATTGTATAAATCTGACACATCTGGTGCTGTATCAATAATAACAAGACCCGTTCAGAAAGCATTGCAAAAAGAAGTTGATGAAATGGGTAGTGCTTTTGAAAAGGCTGGATTATCTAAAGATGTGACTGACCCATTGAAGGGTAAACCCCGTAGAATAAAAACCAAAGACCCCCTAGCCAAAGAAGCCAGAAAGTATAAGAGTGCTGAGGAGTTTGTTAATAATAAGTTGCCAGATAGTGAGTATGTTACGGTTTATCATAAAACTGACTCCCCAATAGAGGATTTTGGTAAAAAACCAATTTATTCTAAAGAAAATGCGGGTGAATTATTTGTTAGTAATAGGCCCACTGGACAGGCTGAAGGTTATGGAAAAAATACTTTGGAATTAAGGGTAAAAAAGAATAAGTTAGAAATAGATGATGAGTTCCCAAGCGGTGAAGAACATTACACCATTGATACAAAAGAGGCTGATAAGGCATTAAAAACAAAAGCCCAACTAACAGAAACATGGAACAAAGCACAAAAGGGTAAGACAGCAACAAGGTATAAAGACCCCAAAGGATTTGCAGAGAGTAAAAAAGAAGTACAGAAAGAACCCGTTAAAGATAAACCAATGATGGGCTTTAAAGATCTGAAAAAAGATGTTATTGAACCATTACAAAAAGCAAAAGAAACGGTCAGACAATTAAAGACTGAATTTGACCCTAAAAGTTTAACGGGTAAACTGATAGACACAAAGAAAAACAGTGCTGTACAGGTTATTGAAGCATCCAAAGTATATGATAAATTATCATCTAGGGCAACACCGATTGAAGATGTTAGAAAGGTTGTTAATTCTCTGAGTAAATCCGGCAAGAATGGTAAAAAGGCATTAGCATCTTTACAATCAACCACAATCCTTGACCTGATGGAAGCTGGTTTTAAAACACAATCAAAAGAAGTAAGTGGAGTACCAATATTTAATTCACCTAAATTTAAGAAACGAGTTGAGGCGATAGGACAAGACAAACTTGATGTTATCTTTAGGAATAACCGTGAATCATTAAGGGCTATTAGGAATATTGATAAAATTGCTTCAGACTTAATATATCCTGCTGGTTCTGTACCAAAAGGATCATCAACATACATGCTTGATTTCTTTAACAAGATGGGGCTTACAGCGGTTGCTGGTAAAATGGGTGGTCATTTATTGATGGAAGTACTTAAGAAAATAGTTGAACCTGTTACATCTGGTGTTTCAGCAAGGCAAGCACAGAAAGTTTCACCACAAGTTGTAAAAATTAAGTCAATGGTTTCCGAACATTACCCCGGATTATTTGGGGCATTAATAGGGTCTAAATCACTAGAAAAGGAAAAGAAATGAAAAGAATATTATTAATACTTATCACGGCTTGTTTATTTGTGGTTTCTGGGTGTTATCCTGTATTAGCTGCTAATAAAATAACATTCCCAATAGGTTATTACCCAGACCCGACAAGAGGTAGACCAATCGCATTAGGTGAGCTATATATCGGTGATCCAGACACAGACCCTACGGTGGTTGTAAATCAAAAGACTGTAACAGCTTTGCAGGAAGATGGAACAGAAGTTGCGATATCTCAACCAATAAGTTTAAGTGCTGGTGGTGTTCCGGTTTATTTGGAAGTTCCTGTTAGTCTATTCACTGATGGTGATTATTCTTTAGCGGTTCTAAACTCAGGCGGTGACCAGAAATATTATGTTCCAAGCACAAAAGATGATAGCGCATTATCTACTAATTCCATTGAGAATATATTTGACATGGTTAGCATATCGGGGCAGTCAGAAGGTGATACTGCCAGTGTCTTGGGATACTTTGATGCTACAGCAGGAGACACACCAATAGGCGGTGGTAATTTTGTATGGCAAGCTACAGCCAATAAAGGAACAGCAAACGGTGGAACTATTATAGATCCAAGCAATATTGGTACTTTTGACGGTTCAATATCAACCAGGGACTCTTTTCTAGCCACACAGGGTACAGGAGTGGGGTCAGGTTGTTGGGTTAGACAAACACCATATGATTCATTGCTTTATATATTTGGTTGCGCTGGTGACGGTACTACCGATGATACGGCGGCAATTCAGGCAGCTTTTGACTCAATAACTTATAGTGGCGTTGTGTATACTGGCACAGGTACATTTGTTAAAGATACCGTTACTACAATTACAGGAAAATCAATAAAGGTCTACGGTGATGGTGCGGAATCCTCTATTTTTAAATGTGAAGACTCTAACGGTTTTACTATTACAAATACAGCATTAACGGATAAAGAACCTTTCATATTTTATAATATAGGATTTGAATCTGACCAAGACGGCACAAGAACAGCTATTACGTTCAGCGGTCAAGATACGGGCGCACTTAAGGGTCAATTAGATGTTAGAAGCTGTGTATTTTCAGGTATAAGTAATGCGACTTGTTGGGATATTGCCGTTTATATGTTAGAGGGTGATTTTTCTAACTTTGCTTTTAATTATTTTAAAGGCAGCCCAGCAACAAGAGAGAGTATGACACATGCTCTAAAACTAACTGATTCGGTAGATGTAAAGATTATTGGAAACTATTTCTATTGGATGGATGAAGCTATAAGCATTGAGGGTGTATCAGAGGGAATAACTATAAAAGATTCACATTTCGTTCCAGTAACGTTTGGAATTGTCTCACCGACAACAGCGGGTAATTTGATTACTATTGTTGATAATCATATTGCTGGTTTTGAAGGGGCAATAGCATTGGGAACAGATGGGGTTGATGCTGCTAATCTTAGTCATATAAGGGGCAATCTAATATTTAAACGTTCTGATTCAACTAATAATTTCACAGCCATTAGAATTGATGCGAATAAGGTAGAACTCTCTGGTAATGAAATCTTAATCACGGGTGCTGCCGCAGCTGGAGGTACTCAAAAAGGTATCGTCTTAGGCCCTGATGCTACAAGATGTAGAGTATACGGAAACAACATATATAATATGGATACTGCAATAGAATTAGAAGCACTTTCAACAAATAACTCTATTTTTGGTAATACATACGCAAACAACACTACCAACATAACTGATGCCGGAACGGAAACAATAAATCAAAACAATGAAACTGGTAATACTGTAAGAGGTGCATTGGTATCTTATGCAGTTACTGAACAGGACATTGTTACAGCAACACCAACAGCGTTATCATGGACAAACGAAGTACGAGATACAAACGCTATTTATTCAGCAGCAGCACCAACATTATTGACTGTACCTGCCGGGATAACACAAGTTAGGATTAAAGCTTTTATCTCATGGGAAAGTAATGCAACAGGAGATCGAACGGTTGATATACAGCACGAAAGTGCAAGCACTTTAAAAGGGTTAGTATCTAGCGTTATGGCAGCAGATGGTACAAGCACCGTTTCTTTAGCAACAGCAGTTTTAGAAGTTACACCGGGCGACGAGTTTAGAGTTGTTGTTACTCAGGACAGTGGTGGTAATTTAGAAATTGCCCTGTCAACATGGTTTGAAATGATAATACAATAATAAGGAGAACAGAGATGAAAAGATTAGTATTAGTAATTATGATGATGGTTTTATTGATATGTTTTGTTCATAGTAATTCATATGCAGCAGCAACATTAGAACCAATTGACAACGAGTATCCTTCAGGTACAGATGATGAAAACAAGGTTTTTGTTCTAAATTCAGTTGATGGTATTGTGGCAGGAGCGGCAGATGAAGTCTTTAAATTTCGATCATATTCTGAGTCCGGTAAAATTAAGAGAGTTATTTTCTTATCTCAAAGTATCGATTGTGATGTTTGGCTGAGTCTGACAGATGGACAAACGATAACCAGTGCCGAAACTATTTATAGCTATGAGAATTGTAATTTAGGCTTCATGTCAACCGATCTTGATGTTGATTACTATAACCCAAGTGGTGAGACTGGCGCATTTCTTTACTTTACAATATCCAACACGACCACAAGTATTACAAGTTGGACGTTAATAATCATCTATGAGGTGGGCTAATGAAAAAGATATTTTTAACTATTGTTCTATTGTTCTTATGTTCTGTTTGTTTCGCAGGGCAAGGTAGACCTGAACCTGATGGCAAAAACACCTATGCAGAACTTGGTGAAGATGCTAATTTTGAAAGTATTACTACAACTGGAGACATAACGGCTGGTGGTACTACCTCACAATATACTGGATATTATGGTAATACGCTAACTAACACAGCAGAGGATGTCTGGGAGTTAGATGGTGCTTTAACCTTACTTACCCAACCAATAACAAATGGTGATTCAATATATTATAGTGCTTCAAAGGCATTGGGAGGTACCAGTGCAACGGTAACATCTGTTTTAGATTTTGCAATAACTGAGGATAGAGCAATAGGCGGAACGATCAATTATACAGTTACAGTGGCTCAGTTTGCTGATTTTGTAGTAACAGCTTTACAATCTGAAACAGGTGTGCTTACTTACTCGGCCTATAATCTTGGCGGAACGGTGGCGTACACTTTGGATGAAGTGGCAACCCCAACGGATGCGGTTTCTGCAGGCACAATAGCACCTGTGATTGCTTTTACCGCTCTTGCTGGCGGTATGACATTAACATCAACATTTGGATCAAATCTTGCCGGTGTGCTATTTCCGACTATTACTCTTTCAGTAACACAAAATGGATTGACCGCCACAATAACTGAGCACTAATAAGGATAGGAAATGAAATACGTATTAACAATATTAATTTTATTTTACTCGTCATTAGGTATAGCGAATACAATAGAACGGTCAACAATAAGTCGTTCTATGATAGGAAATCCTAATAGAATACTAATAACTGGCGATAGTCTTGCGTCTGGAACGGGCAGTTCAACATCTTGGGTTAAGCTGTTGTCACAGGAAATAGGCAATAGTTTTTATTTTGTTGGTGAATGGGGTAGAGACAATGGGACAACAGCTACTTCAGAAATGACACACGAAAGCCGCTTGTATGATCTAGGTTATACTTGGGATGGTTTCGGAAATTCTGGCCATTCAGCATGGGGAGGAACAGCAGCGGCTCATGTAATTACGGATAGAAATATTTTGACCAGAGTTGAAGACGAAGGGATTATTGAAAAATGGTTTCCAAATCCAACGACACGCACAGGCGATCTTGTTATAATGGAGGTTGGCACTAATGATGTAACCACATTTGGTGAAACCGCAGCATTTACGGTCACCAATGGTTTTGATCCATTTGTTACTCATGTTAAAAGTGTAAGTGCTAATATTACAACCGTAATTCTTTCACCAGCCCTATATTCTAATCCCGGAAATGCAACATTGGAAACAAGGTGGAACAATAACCTTAATGACCTAAATGACGCACTCGTAACTTTTGCAGGTGCTGAAGATGATGTTGAATATATAGATATAAGAACCTCTCTTGAGTCTTGCTGGACAGCTTGGGCAGATGGAACTTGTACCTCCGATGGTCTGCACCCAAATAATTCAGGTGCAATTCTTATGTATAATAGTGTTTTATCTGGTCTTCAGAGGCTTGGTTTAATAGATTAGCAGTTAATAATTAACCTTTAACAGAAAGAATATCATGACAACTTGCGATCAACATGGAAAACTGAGTAATAAGTTGAGTTGGATTTACGGTGTATTATGGGGATGTGTAGCGTTGATCGGTGTTGGTATTGGTGCAATAGGATATACTACTATTTACACAATAAACAAAGTTGATGAAGTTGTTTTGACTGTTAGCGAGGTTAGGGTAGATATGGCTGGCGTTAAAACAGAGCTTAAGATATTTAATCGAAACGCTGGCTGTAAGGGTTCAATCTCTTCAATGGTGGCTACAAATGAAGATATTCGACAAAGGCTTTAACAGATATGAGTTTGCCTGTAAGTGTGGGTGCGGTTTTGATACCGTTGATGCCGAACTTCTTTATATCTTAGAGATCTTAAAAAAAGAACTCGGCGGTGTTGTGAAGATAAATTCTGGATGCCGGTGCTTGGCCCACAATAAAGTTGTTGGTGGTCTGGATGATTCACAGCATCTTTGTTCAAAAGCTTCAGATATTGTTATCAGTGGTTTAAGTCCGAAGGTAGTTTATGACTATTTAGTTTTAAGATTCCCAGGGAAATATGGTATGGGAAAGTATAAAACCTTCACACATATAGACGTAAGAGATAAAATGGCGAGGTGGTAATGAGAGTTCTATATGGTAATATGTGGGTTGATCCTATATTTAAAATGATGTCCTATCCTGAATTGCTTGATATTTCTAATGGTTGTGGAAAAGCAGGGATAACTTCACTCACGCCCAATTCTTTTTTTGGATTGAATATAACTAGATGTTGACGGGTACACGATTACGACTTCGGTTTCGGAGACAACAATCACCGTGCAAACAAATGGTTACTTGTTAATCTTGCAAGACGTATTAAACACAACACTAAAAAGAAATGGCTAAGGAAATTAAGACTGTCCTTAGCCAAACTTTATTATTTTTCAGTTGAGAAGTGGGGGCATTAAGTTTTTTATTGCATTTCTAACATTTCTAATATTTTTTTATTATACCCACATCCGTCTGAAAACCAATATAAAAACTTAGATTCCATGTAAACCTCGCATCTTTCAAGTTCTCCGTTGTAGTCTGCCATTCTGTCAATATATAAATCTTTGTCGTTTGCTTTTTTTAAAGTCATCGCTTCCATTCTCAGTTGTTTAAGCTCTGGGTATATATCTGCTCCACTACCGAAATTTACAATAAACGCGAAAAAGAAAATAACTCCTAAAAGACCAGAAAAAAAACAGATTGGGGTTTCGTTAAAACTTGATACCGTTAGTGATGATAACGTTATAAAAATAATACTTAGAAATAAATACGCCATAACTTTCTCCTATTCTGTTAAAGTTTAGTGCCGGCTAATATCTCAACACTATCTAATGGGTCAATTAATTCAACCTTTGTTTTACTTTCTGTACGTTCTCTTTTGATGGTAATATCCCTTGCAATAACACCCATATATTCCACTTCACCAATATGAATATCCTTGTCAAGTACGTTGATAATGCTTTCAACTATGTCTGATATTATTGGTATTTTCATACTATATCCTTTCTATTGTCCATCATTGTTTGCACCTTGTTTGGGATAGTCTTATCTTCTTTCCACATTATCCATTTCTTTTCTGAAACTTCCTGTACTACAAACGGTATTCCTTCTGCTCTAAATCTATCAGCCCAATGGTTTTTAATACGCATATCCTCAGAGGAGTTTGGATTTAGTGCAACGGTGAAGTCTGTTAATTTCAGGCCATTAAGTGAGCCGAAGCTTTCAATGATATCATCTAAATCATCAATGTATATGTCTTCATGTCTAGTGTTCATTTTTCTTCCTTTCATGTTCGATTATAAACCTAAACTTTTAGCGGATTCTTTTGAAATGTAAACAATCTTTCCGTTCGCCTCGACACACACCATATTATTTGTAAATATCTGTTCGTAAACATACCGTAATGAACAACCATCCAGTTTTACAGCCTCCATACAAATAGCCTCGGTCTGTTCGGAAACATACCGTAATGAATAACCATTCTGTTTTACAGCCGCCATACAAATAGCCTCGGTCTGTTCTGAAACATACTGTAATGAATCACCATTCTGTTTTACAGCCGCCATACAAATAGCCTCGGTCTGTTCGGAAACATACCGTAATGAATAACCATCCTGTTTTACAGCCTCCATTGCCTCTCTTCCGCACAATGTTTTTTTGAGATTTAAACTTTTCCATTTTTCATAATACTTTTTCATTTTAGTCTCCTTGTTTAGTTTTTGTTATTATGCTCAACTATCTCTTTAAGTTTTATTCCGAAATGGTTACATATTGCCGTTGATCTTTCATCAAATACTTTAACCATGTGCGTTAATGCTTCATTCTTTTTCTGCAATATTAATATCTGTTGTTCGTCTTGTGTGATACGGAATTCAAGGGCCTCCATTGTGTTCGTATTACCATTAGTGCTTTCTATGGCGAGTAGTAAACCAAGAGTGATTATAAGCACTATGAATAATATAAAGTATTTCATTTTATTTCCTCGCAATTATTAAATCCTGACAAGTCTGGCTTTTCATCTGGAATTATAAACTCTAATTCATTATTATTATTACAGCCCTTATACATTACAATCTCTCTAGCTTTTACAGATGCAACAAGTTTACTACCACCCCCACAGTGACAGGATCTAACCTCTATGGTTGCATTATCAATTTGTTTACCGTTTACGTCTTTGGCTATCATGTAGACAACATCTTCAGCGTAACATAATGATAGTAATCCAAAAACTAGTAACATAGTAATAATATATTTCATCATTCACCTTCCTTCATGTCTTTTAAATCTTGGAGTTGTCTTATTTCTGGGAAAGATAGCATAAAGTCAGAAACTTCTTCACCGTCTAAAATATCAGTCATAGCTTCAAATCTTGAAACTAGTAAAACAAAAGCGCTTCTATCTTCTGATATGGATTGTTCGAGTATGAGTTGGTCTAAAAAACATTTTAGCCTTCGAGAAGTTCTAGCCTTTCCTCGATTTTTGGGCAACTCTAACGGGCAACCAAAGCACGTCTGCCTATTAGCACACCCCAATCTAATCTCCACCATCTCTTGTGTTGTCATCATTCACCCCTTTCACTGAAAATTTAGGTGGGGCCACTCGAAAAGTTATAACCTCGCCCATTTCAAAAGCGTAAAAACTGGTCGACCCCACCATTGTTATTAAAAATGACAATCATCTGCCTTCGGTCTCCAAGTATCAACAGACAAATAATACTTTCCGCTGTCTCTACCTTTTTTAATATCTAAACTAAGATATTTCTTTCCATTGTTTCCTATCTTTATAAAATCCTTGGCCTCATTAACTAAGAAATCTGTGAATCCTTCTAATTCAACATCGAGCTTGATTAATTCACCATATTGTGTTTCAACTGTTTTCACAAAAATTCCCTTTACAAATACCGTGTCAGCCATTATTTCTCCTTATTTGATAAATCATCCTGTTCTGTTTCGAAAAATGTATCCATCCAATATCTTAAAACAACATTTGATTGTGTTTTGTCAAGAATTGGAAATGCTTCTTTAACATAAGGGCTTGCACCAAACATATTAGTTGTCCCAGATTCACGTAAAGAATCGAGATATTCCAACATTTTGTCAGTTATAAATTTTGGTCTTTTCATTATTTCTTCTCCTTTGGTGATTTTCTTATTATATCAGTCAATCCCATTAACCAGTTTAACCTGATATTTCCCTTGTCAAGCTTTGATACGGTTACTACTTTACGGCATTTACATTTTTGGCATTCGTAATATACCTGGTATCCGATTGAATACTTGATTTCCCACTTGCACCAGATTAAACATTGTTTATCTTCTGGCTGTACTGTTACTATCATTTTACCTCCTTAAATCGATTATTATTTTATTAGTGCCACTATTTAACAAATTTACCGTTATTTCTCTTTTGTTTGACACTAACAACACAATCTATTTTAACATCATCCCCGTCAACAAGCGGCTCTAAATCTGTAGAATCGACTATTTCATACCCAACGGGTGTTTTCCCATACCTATAGGGAAACAATGGACAATTTGGACTTAAACAACCGTCTATTTCTGAATATGACCAACCCATGCACTCGATACACATTTTTCTTATAGCTCGAAGCGAGGTCAATTTTACATCTATTAAATCACCATTACCGTTTTTTCTTATTTTATGTTTAATGGCCACATTTTCTCCTTGAATTTTGGGTGTGGGGCCAGACTCTTACAACTGACCCCACGTTAAAGAATAATTTTCTACCAATCCCATTCTATGTTAAGGTTATACTTTGTAGGTTATTGTGTTTCTGGTATCTGATACGCAAATATTTGTTGCATTTTCAGGTATATCAATAACAACAGTCTCTTTCTCTGGGATAATTGTCCATTCTTTCTCAAAAAACCAGCATATAAATGGCGAAGTATTACTGTCCATTAAACAATCACGAGCTCCATTATCTTTTGTAAACTCACACCCATCTCCCTTTCTATATTTTACTTTATCACCATCCTCTGCCTTCTCCCACGCCTCAAAGAATGTCATTTTTCCTGGGAATAAACAATATACGAAATGATCCGGCATCCCATTATCACAATAATATTCACATTCGGAACATTTGCAGGTCTTTTCTAGTTTAGGACATTGTTCATTAGTGATAATCCCACACTCATCCATTTTAATCTTTCTCATAATTCCTCCTTGTTAAGTTTTTCTATTCTACATTCACAATCTTCAATTATCGGACATCCTTCACATTGATTAAGTTCTATAATGTTGCCGGACATCGGGCAGATTAATGTTTCATCCATTTTGTTTTCCTCAAATATCAATATCTGTTCCGTGTTCTGGACATCCTTGCATATTGTCACAATTTTCGCATTCGCTTTCAGAAACGTATTTATTTACATTGGGACACATATATCTTTTTGGTTCTGGTTTTTCTTCAGGAACTTTTTCGTCCACATTTTCAATAAATTCCTGAAATGTCTTTTCGCTATTATACTGAGCTAAAACGTGTTTAAGTCCCCTAAATATCAACTGTAATGTTACAAGGTCTTTACCTTCAATAGCCTTCCATGATCTTGTTTTAAAGAAATATTCAAAGATTTCACCTCTAAATGTTTTTTCTGCAGCAGATGAACCGGAAAAATATTTCTTTATTTCTTCTGATATTTCCTCAAGACAAATTTCCTTTTTCTTTTTATTTCTTATATATTCACCATCCCCGTTTTTGTCAATCATGCCCTCTGATGTGCCATCCTCGTCCACCCCATAATGACTACCTCCAAGATTAAGGGCTTCAATATGTGGAAGAAAACAATCAAACGTAGGGTTGTCAAACTCTTTTGAATCAATCTTATCAAAACGATCCTTAATAACATGGCAGTTTCTAAAATATGTGCCACCCTCTCCTTCTGGGTCTGTAAAGTTTTTTGACATTTCTAGTAGTAATCCCGGTTCATATCCTGTTTCTGTTTCAGCTGACATTTTAGTCCCAACCTTTACTGACTTGGTTTTCCCTATATTTTGCAAATCGTCATGTTCCTCATATATGCTTCCTTCTCTACCACACATAATAATGTGGAGAGGTTTATTCACATATCTGGTTGTATAAGAATTATACCATTCGTCTTTGATCGGTTTCCAGTCCCATAACTGTATAAAAGCTCTTTTCTTTTTCTTCTGGTATGCCTGTGTGAACTCTCTCCAAACGTGTGTGATAGAATCAATAATAAGAATATCACACTCACTTTCTGCTTCGTCTATTGTTGCGCAAAGGTCTGATAGCGATCTGGCTTTAGCCTGCAATAACTCAACCCCAGCTTCTTGGAACATCGGCATTAAGTAGTTTGACCCTGTTTCGGTATCAAAAAAAGCTATAGGCTTGTTGCTTCCTATTAACCCATGTAGCCCGATTGCTATTTTTGATGCTGTGAATGATTTACCGGATCCGGTTGGCCCGTAAATGCCAGCCTTTAAAAATGCCATTGTGTTCTCTGCTTTTTTAAGAAATTTCATTTCATTTTCTCCAATCTTTCTTTAATTTCTTGAATTGTCTTTTCTGTTTCTTCATTCATTGCGGCAATCTTACCTTCCATATATGCGTCAAGTTCAGAGTTTATCTTTCCGGCTTCTTTTAGCTCAATAAATTCTTGTTCTACTTGTTGGCTTGCCATTATTTTCTCCTTTCTTCAAAATCTATTATTGCCATATCTTCAACATCTGATTGTATGGCTTCTTGGTCTACAAATACCCAAAACACATCGTCAACTTGTGGTTCACTTGGATATCTTGCATCTTCGCCCTGTCTTATCTCTTTGTCAACGATGTAGGTTATTTCAACCTCAATCTCTATTGTTGCTTTAAATGATGGCATATTAACTCCTATTATAAAGATCAACCGCTATTAATATTATTATTATTATAATCTCAAGTGATACTAATAATACTGTTGCCCTTACTCTTATATCGGATAACATGATAACCCCAATACTAATAAAAGTGATAAGGTTGATATTGAGATTACTGCAAGTCTTAAAAAACTCATGCCTTCTATGTCTTTCATATCTTCTCCTTAATAATTATTATTAACCTTGTGTGTGAACCCACCTATTAGATGAGTTCAGGCCCAGGGTTAACCATTTATATTTTTGTTACAACTTAAACACAAATATCCGTCAATGGTTTCTTTTATTCTGGATGGTAAAAAAGAACTTCCACAACTTTCACAATATATTCTTGTAACGTGATATATTTCATCGTTAAACTGTGACACCCTTATTCTTTCACCATTAAGATCATATTCTTTCCATTCAAAAAATTTAGATATCCCAAATACGCTGCGATTTAAATCTTTTCCGTTTTCTACAACATATTGTTTATTCACATCTTCTCCTTTAAATTATTATTAACCTTGCGTTTGAACCCATTAAGGCAGAGGGATGTGATCGAAAGTACATAATCCTTTATACTCTGTTTTGACCTTAATGAGTTCAGGCTCAGGGTTAAGATTTATTTATAACTCAACATCATATGGTATGAATTCCATAGAAGCCAATTCTTTACGCTTATCATCAAGGGCATCTTTTAACTTTTTAATTTTTTCAGATATTGAGTTGATACTTATTAAGCAATCCCTAACATCGGCCCTAAATTTAGTATTACACTCTTCTTTTAACTCTTCAATAACTGAATTTATTACTAATTCTTTTTTCATTCTGCACCTCTAAAGTTGTTTTCGATTGATGTTGTTATTAATTCACTTAACTCTCCTGCCTTCTCAATAATATCATTAGAAAAACCTATATTTTCACCTCCATATTCTGAATTAAAATTATTACATGCTATCTCTTTTGTACCCGTCATTACAGCATATTCACCGCTAATTTTGCCTTTTGTAAGTTGCCACATCTTGCATTTAATTTCCATTTTCATCTCCTTAATTAATAATTTAACGTCTTGTAAAACAGTATAATGAATTAAAATATATTTGTCAACAATTATTTTAAATATATTTAGAAATATCTTGTGAAACAAAAATATCTGTGCTATATTGTAATAAACAACAAAAAAAAGGAGAGCAAATGAAAAATACTGAGTTACAAATTGAGCTACTGAAAAACGGTTATAACCAAAGCACCTTCGCTAAAAAAATGGGGGTACAGAATAGTTTTGTGAGCGAGGTTGTTAATAAGAAGCGTAATCTTGATGACAGAGAATGTAAGATGTGGGCCAAAGCCCTAAAATGTGAAGTGTCTGATATATTCGGAGGGTGACATGAAAACAACTTCAGATCATTTTAAACTCTTC